AGCACATTTTTAACCTAGTACTTATCGGAGAATCAAAAATGCATAAAACACTGTTAACTATTGATGCTAACGCTAAGACTGTTAAAGGCCAAGAATTCGGCTTTATGACGGGCATTCTATACATAGCGCCTGCAGATATATCAGGCCGTAACGTTTGCTCTATGGCCGAAATTGCAGGCTGCAAGGCCGCTTGCCTATACACTGCAGGCCGTGGTGCAATGAATTCAGTGCAGGCCGCTAGAATTAGCAAGGCGAAGTTTTTCTTTTCTAATCGCCAGGCATTCATGGGAATTCTAGTGAAAGATATTAAGGCCTTAATCCGCAAGGCCGGAAAAAAGGGAATGATTCCATTAGTGCGCTTGAATGGCACTAGCGATATCAAATGGGAAAACGTGCGCTTCGACTATGGGTTCGGGAATGAGCAAATAACAATTTTTGACCTTTTCCCTGATGTACAATTTTATGACTATACGAAAATCGCTAATCGGCAAAATTTGCCTACGAATTACGATCTAACATTTTCCTATTCCGGCACGCTAGCGTTTCAAAAATATGTCAATCAGGCCATAGAATCGGGAATGCGTATCGCTGCAGTATTCCGCAAACGTGCCGATATTCCGGCCAGGTTTTTAGGCCTTGATTGCATTGACGGCGATAATAGCGACATTCGGCACATTGATAAAAAAGGCGTCATTGTTGCGCTTTATGCTAAGGGTAAAGCAAAAAAAGATAATTCCGGCTTTGTAATCGACACACCTAAGCGCCTGATTCCGCTACAATTGGCCGCTTAATCAATCAATTTTTAACACTATGGGGGTTTCACTATGTTAGCGCCTTACACTTCACGGCAACAAAGTATGATTGTCTCTAATGTAATGAAAGCGGTCGACAATCCGGCCAAGTTATCAAAGCAAGGTTACAAGTATCTTTACTTGTGCTCAGGGTTCATCGCCCATTATGATCACGGGGGTTTTATATCGTACTATCAACGCAACAGTCTCAAGGCCGATATCCTACGTTTTCGGGATTCCAATCAATGGCGGAATTTCACCCCGAATGACCGGGATTATCAGTATTACCAAAGCAAGGCCGATATTTACAATCGAATCATTCAATCAATAGGGGCTTAATTATGCTAGTCTTCGAATATCCAAGTAAAAAAGTTTTAAAAGAATCAATCGGTAAACCTTTGCGTTATATGGAAACGAGTTTATTCGGGCCGGAATATAAGGCCAATGGCGTGCTTACTGGCGCAAATAGGCCGCATATCACTGGCCTAGGCCGAGAGTTTTTTGCCAATGTGACAATGGAAAACGGCCTTATCAAGGCTGTCAAATAGTCTTGCTAGTGTTATCCTATAGTGCCTCTATAACAGGGGCACTATAGGGCTAATATTGGCCTTAAAATGGGAGTTTTAAACATGACCAAATTAGAATTTCTAGCATTGTGCGGAGAGCACAACATAGAACCTGCTATTGCCTTAGAGAATGACGCTATAATCGAAGCACTCAAGGCAAAGAATGATGAGCAAGTAATTGAAATCTTAACAGAGGAGTTTTAACCATGAGCGACACCAAACACAACGGCTGGACTAACTACGCAACATGGAGAGTCAATCTAGAATTCTTTGACGATGGCGCAGGCGAGTATTACCAAGACGCACAGACCTGCCGTGACTATGTCGAGTCAGTCATCGAAGAGCAGGCGCAGGGAATCGCCTTAGACTATGCTTTGGCGTTTCTGTCTGATGTCAATTGGCATGAGATTGCAAAACACCATGAAGAGGAAACAGAGACAGAAGCATTAGAAACCTTGTTATTTAAACTTAAGAAAGAGGCATAACTATGGACTACTGGCTTGCTTTTCAGATCGCTGGCTTGCTGCTGGCATTGGGCGCAATTGTTCAAATAATGAAACCTTGGTGGCTGCTATGAAAATCCTATTTTATGGCGGCACTAAGATAGAGCAGTGCGAATACACTGGGCGATGTTACATCAGCGACTATTGTCGATGGTTTAATTCACTTAGATCAGCAAAGCATTCAATCACTAAGAGGAAAGGCAACAAGTGAGAATTAGAGACATAGACGCAGAATACGAGGAAGCAGCAGAATTTGTTGCTCACAAATACGGGAATGGGTTAGTAGTTAACGGGGTTCCGTTTGTTCAGGCACTGGTCAACATATCTCCTGAAGTGTTAGAATTTATTTTGGCTGACCCTGTTAAATGGGAAGATAGGGTCAATGATTACTGTTATTCAATTTCTATGGAGGGTAAAGCATGAACGACTTACACTGGCAAGAAAACGCATTACTTGGCTCTTATTTGGGCCTCAGTGACATTGTGAAAGGCTGCGATAAGCAGCGTGTCGCAGTGCCTTGGGACTATATCCGCAAGCGCTTAGTCGAGCTACGCACTGAGCACGATAAACTACATGAAGGGGTGAAATCATGATGCTAACAGTAGACGAAATCCTAGACATCGCTGACGCTAAACTGGACATCAGTGATTTTGGCAATTGGTATGGCAACGATGATGCCATTGTCGAGTTTGTATGTGAAGTGCTCAAAAGAGAAAGTGAGAAAGAAAATGGCTTGGTTACTTGATAACCCTAAAAGACCTTATATTGACTCATCAAAAACCGATGTAATGCGAACATGGAAAAGGCACGGCTTTGTGCCACCATCGGAAAAGATAGTAGACTTTGGTGAAAGTCTTGATGCTTTGGACAATCTAACCATAAGAGGGACAGATGAGAAACTTTGTGGCAAAACACGCACAACGCAGCGGAGCAGGGAGACACAAACAAAAGAAAAACAAGGATAAAGGGGACACACTAATGAGATGCGCTGCTTGTAGTGAAATTCTGACAGACTATGAAAGCACTGTCCGCAGTGTCTTCAGTCGAGAGTATGTGTCATTATGTAAATGGTGTCTAGGAACGATTAAAACCGACTGTGTTGCCGTTGGTAACATTAACCTGATGTCGGACTTGGACGACATCAGCGAGGCCGTTGGCGAGGCTGAAAATGGCCTTGCTGACGATTCTGATCCTTTTGGTGCAGATGCACATAATGATCGCTACTATGACAGATAGTTGGCACGCCTCGGCACTGACCATGCCTGAAAGCAACCTGGCATGAAACTTGCTAATATTAATAATATTACTCTATAGTGCTAATGATGCTAATGATTTATATTTATAATTATTTCTTTTATGCTATTGTTCAATATTGAAAGGTAGGGCTACACCATGCAGCCGTGGGAAACTGAGCAAATGTATTTTTCAACAGTCCATGATATTGCTGAATTGCTAGTCAGTTATAATGTGGACACCGAGACAATGATTTCAGATGTGTTGGATTGTGTGCTTCGTGTCAGGCCTGAAAGCCGACAGGCATTCCAACTCCTGGGTATTCTTGACCATTTTAGTCAAGTAAAGGCCACTGATGACGCTAATGCCGTGGCCTCGGAGGTGTTCAATGCAGACACAGAGTAAATTTGTCAAACATGATGCCTGTGATGCCTGCGGCAGCAGTGACGCTAAGGCCGTCTATTCTGATGGCTCCGGCTACTGCTTTAACTGTAAAACCTATTATAAGGCCTCAGAGCCGTTTGTGGATCAAGGAAGGGGTAAGGTATTACCTATGACCAACAAAGCCGTTGTAGAGCCTATAAAGGCCATTACTGGGCAGTTTCTATCGATACCTGATCGTGGTATCACCAAAGCAACCTGTGAGGCCTATGGTGTCAGGCAGACAGAGACAGAGCATTACTATCCTTACACTGATGGCAGCGGTAACGACATCGCATATAAGATTAGGTCTGTCCCTAATAAACAGTTTAGGTCTCAAGGCAATATCAAAGATGCTTTACTATTCGGACAAGCGATGTGGAACAAAGGTGGCCGCTATGTCACTGTGGTTGAAGGCGAGTTAGATGCACTAGCGGCTTATCAGATGATGGGTTCTAAGTATCCTGTGGTTAGCATCAAGAATGGTGCTCAGAGTGCATTCAAAGATTGTCAGGCGCAATATGAGTGGCTTGACAGTTTTGAGACTATTGTGTTAGCCTTTGATTCTGATGAACCTGGAAGACAAGCCGCCGATGAGGTGGCAGAGTTATTCGGCAGCAAGGTCAAGATCGTCAAGTTTGGTGACACCTACAAAGATGCCTGTGATTACCTGAAAGACAGCAAAGGTGCAGACTTTGTTAAGGCGTGGTGGGCAGCAGAGCAGTATGTTCCTGATGGCATCATTGCTGGCTCAGACCTGCTGGAATTGGTCATGCAGCCGTTGCCGAAGGCACAGGCACACTATCCCTATGTCGGCCTAAACGGCATGACTGGTGGCATCAGGCAGCAAGAGATGGTGGTGGTCACTGCTGGCTCTGGTCTTGGCAAGTCACAGTTCATGCGTGAGATTATTTGGCAGTTGTTGTGTGAAACCAACGACAACATTGGGATCATGTTCTTGGAAGAGTCAGTAAAGCGCACGGCACTGTCGCTGATGTCGCTGGCGATCAATAAGCCATTACATTTAGCGGAGGTAGACGCAGATGATAGAGATAAGAAAGAGGCATTCGACAAAACACTCGGATCTGATCGACTCTATTTTTATGATTGTTTTGGTAGCACTGCTATCGATAACATTATCAATCGGGTTCGCTACTTTGCTCGTGGGCTTGATTGCCGTTATATTCTCTTAGACCATGTGAGCATCGTAGTATCCGATCAAGGCCACAACGATGAACGCAAAGCACTGGATGAGATCATGACCAAACTGCGCATGATCGTGCAAGAGACTGGTGTGTCCCTCTTTGTTGTGTCACACCTACGCAGACCTGACGGCAAAGGCCATGAGGAAGGTGCAGTGACATCCTTGAATCAATTGCGTGGATCTGGTAGCATTGGACAATTGGCGGATATGGTGTTAGGCTTAGAAAGAGCAGCGCAGCATGAAGACCCTATAGAAAGGAATACTACTAGAGTGCGAGTAATAAAAAATAGATATAGTGGCGAGACTGGCAAAGCCTGTGCCGTGCTCTATGACAAATATACTGGCCGTATGACTGAGATAAACGAGGCATCATTATGAGCGACCTACGCAAAGCAGCAGAGCAGGCGCTAGAGGCTTTGGAAAGATGTGAATATGGAGTTATCTCAAACGGACGACTCAAAAATTCTATAGAAACACTACGCCAAGCACTAGCGATGGAAAACTTTAGCGAAGTTAATCAAGAGATTGAGGAA